CCCGCCTCGACTCCGGATGTGTCCGCCGTGATCCGGATGGAGACGGTATCGCTCATGACATGTCCTTCAGTCTCTGGAGTATCGCGCGTGACGCCGCTGTTGTGTCGCCGCCAGCTACGGGCATGGCGATTTCGGTGGAGAGCCGAGCGAGCGTGGGCTGGTTGGGTGAGAGTTCACGAGTCTCGGTCGAGTCGCTGTCGTCGCTGGAGATCAGATCGACGCCAAGCGACCGCGCGATGGCGACCGCGGCGATGTTGAGCGGCGGACCGGTTCGACGCCAGACGCGCTGCTGCGCCTCGACGTCGACCAGCCCCCAGTCCTCCTCGATCGCCCGTTTGGACCCGCCTTCGATTCCCGCAGCGATCAGATCGTGGACGAGGTCGGCAAGTGCTCGCTCGAGGCTCCCTCCGGCACTGCCGCCGGGGGAGCCGTCGCTTCCCCCTTGCGCTGCAACCCCGATTCCTCGCTCAGGTCCAGGAACGCGGTCTGCAGTCCGACGAATTCGTCCATCGACACGTTCGCCTCAAGATAATCCGCAGTCAGAACGGGGTCGATCTTGACCAATCCAATCGACAGCACGTTGAGCAGGTCGACGGCCGAATCCATCAGGTCGGACAGCGATCCGCTGCCGTCCGTCTTGCGCTGGATGTTATCGATGAACGGCGCGGCCCGGCGCAATTCGCCGAGCTTGTAGGGCGCGATCGCGAAATCGCGCCCGAGGATATGGATAGTGGCCATCTTACTGCGCCGACCCCCATTTCAATACGTTGCCCGACGGATCGGCGAACGCCGAGAAATCGAGTTCCGGGATCATGAAGTCGTCGATCTTGGTCTGCAGCGCTAGCTTGTTCGACACGCAAGCGAACAGGGTCAGCGCCAGGCCATTGCCGCCTAGCTGATTGAAGAAGTCGGCGCGGAAGGTCGGCGCCTGGCCCATCTGGATGTTCTGCACGACTGAAGTCTTCGCCACGGTCGACGTCGCGGTATAACTGTAGTTGATGAAGACTACCTTGCCGGTATCGGCGGTGGCGAACAGATACGCTCCGGCGGTGACGCTATACTGGCCGGCGGTGGGGGCGGAAGCGACGCGAGTCATCGGATTGCCAGCGGCGTCGCGCACGCCCAGGTCGCCCGCCCAAGTACCAGTGGCGGGCACGGTCGGGGTGATCGTGAAGGGCGTCGCCGGGATTGACGCGCCCGTCACGTCGTTGACGATGCTGTACAGGCTCGACGTTACCGTCTGGCCGAAGAACAGGCTGTTCATCACCGCACCGTTGAACTGGCCGTATTTGGCTTTGCCGGTGATCTTCATCTTGCCACGGCCGACCGCGACCGGGAACTGGTTGGAGCCGTACAGCTCCTTGATGTCGCCGCTGATGTCGATCGAGACTTCCTGCGTCACCGCCAGCATCAGGGGCGTGGGGTTGGCGATCGCCGCGCCCGTCGCGTCAAAGGTCGGCGTGCCCCACAGCACCCCGGCACCAAAATTGTACATGGCCATGCCAATTCTCCAATAAAAAAGCCCGCAGGAAGCAGGCATTGGCGTTCGTGGTTGAAAGTGACTGGTAACTAGGCGGCGATGAAACCCGCGCGGACGATCTGGCGCCACTCGTCGTCGCTCAGGTCGGCGGGTACCGTCAGTACGCCATCCTTGACGCGCACTTCGCGCCCGGTCGACAGGATGATCGCGCTGACATGGCCGGGCGCCTTGAAGCGCGGCGGCGAGGTCGGTGCAATTGGAGTCGCGTCTGTCGCCGGATCGCCTTCCGCCGTCAGCGTCAGGGGATCGGTGTCGCCCGCGGCGGATTGCGATCGTGCCATTGATTTCTCCATTGTCGTCAGGGAAGGATGATGGTGATCGGAACGATCAGCATGGCCTGACCGTCCAGGTCGCCATTGTCCTTGTGGATCGTGCCATCGATGAACGCGCGATAGGCCAGTCCCGCCAACGTCTGCCGCGCACCGGGAAGTGCTGGCCGGAACGCGGCTTCGACTGCGTCGAGGATCGCGTTGCTGGTTTCGGCGGGGGTCGCCGCTTGGTCCTTGCCGCCGCGATGATAGATGATCCAGCTCGCGCGCAGGCTGTGCTTGTCGAGCTGCCCGTCGAGCGATGCTACCGTCTCGGTACCCTCGATCTGGTACAATCCGGGTACCGGCGCCTTGTCCCACATCTTGAGGCGGCGCGAGCGCTCGACAAACCCCTCATCATTGCCCCAACGCACGTCGCCCAGGGCCAGCAACGCATCGAACACCTCGTTGCGGATGGTCATCCGATCGCCTCCTGCGCGGCGTTGATTGCCGCCAATTTCAGCGCCGCGGCGATCTCGTCAGCCTCGTCGCTCAGCGCGTTCGCCAGATAGGCGCGCGCCGGGAAGCGGGATCCGGGATGGTGGACCACCCGCGCGAAGACATGCTTGCCACCCGCCGCGAAGGTGAGTGCCTTGGCCTTGTCGGGCACGATATCGTGCGGCGACGTACTGCCACCGTGTTCCAGTATCGCTGCGTAAGGTACGCTATCATTGACGAATACTTGGCCGACGATGCTATCGCCCGTGGCCTCGACAATGCGCTCGACCGCGCTCGCCAGCCGACCGGTGCGCGCATTCAACATCTGGCCGTGAAGCTTGTCGTCGATCACGTGCCGCTGCAACTCGGCGGTCGCCGCCGTCACCTTGGCTACGACCGCCGCCGACACTTGCGACGGCACCCGGTCGAGCCCGGCGCTCAATGCTTCGGCGTCCAGCGTCACGCTCATAACGGCGCCGCCAGCATGTAGTTGTCGAGCCGCGCCAGCACTGCCTGATGCATCGCCTCGCGGCTGAACGCGACGGTGGTCGCGCCCGAGCTCGCATGGCTGGTTTCGCCAACATGCGTGCGTGCTGAATAAGCTTCACCGACCAATTCGGTCACCGCCAGCATCAAATCAGCGGGTACTGCGTCATAACCGGCGGCATAGGTTACGCGGACTGGTCGGCCATGGGGCGTCCGCGATCCGACCAGGATCACGCTACGCCCATCGGTCGCCACGCCCGACACGTTGCCGACCGCATCGACCGCATTGTCGATCCGCGTCTCGCCCCATTCGACTGACGTCACCGACTGGACCGGCCAATTCCGCAACAGGAATCGCGATCCGCCGGTGCCACGATAAGTCTCGACGTGCGTCGCCATCAGGACGGTGCGCTGGATCGTGTTCTCGACGAACGCCGACACCTGGGTGACCAGGTCGGTCAGCAGCGTGTCGTCATTGTCGCTCGAAATGTTGAGCCAGCGTTTGACCGCCGACACATTGGTGAGGTCGCCCGCCGCCATGACGTCACGCCGCCACGAAGCTGAAGCCGTGCGCGAGCAACTCGGCGGTCGCGAGGACCGGCACGCTCACGATGCCTTTGGCATCGGAGGCGAAAGACTGCCCGCGCCAGCTGCACCCTGCGCTGTCCTCATGGCGCATCGCGACGGTATCAACGACCGCCGCCTTCGGTATGCGGCGCGTGGAAGGATTGTCGGCCAAGCGGCGTCTCCTTTGAAACGAAAAGGCCCCGCCGGTCATCGCGGCGGGGCCGGTAAAGCCCGGGGAGCAGGGGTGAGTGCTATTCCCCTCCCGCTTTGCGGGAGGGGTTAGGGGAGGGCATGTCGCCCATCGCGACTGAAATGAGCCCTCCCCCAGCCCTCCCGCAAGCGGGAGGGGAGCGGTCTCGTGGATCAGCCGTTGGCGATATTGGCGATCACGCCCATCGCGAACGGCGCGTAGACCGCCAGCGTCTCCTCGACATACACACCCGACATCTCGGCGCGCGTCGTGATCGGCCAGTCGATCTGATAATAATCGCGGCGCACCTTCATCTCCGCGACATTGGGCACCTCGCTCGACTGATATTGCACCGGCAAATCGCCCGCCCAGCCCAGGATCGTTCCCGCCGACACATTGGGATGCAGGCGGATCGGAATCTTCTTGTTGAGGTACGGGTTGTAATAATATTCGACCACGCCGCCGGCGGTCAGCGCGACTTCTCCCGCCTTCGGATCCTGGAAGTAGTTGAGCAGCGAGGCGGACCCCGACGCGAGCACCTTCTTGGTGATGTTCCGCTGCTCCTGGCTGTTCACGTAGAGCACGTCGACCGAGCACTGATAATTGTCCCACATCGACTGCATCATCACGTCGATCTCGGTCACCGACCCCTGACCCGAAGAGGTCAGCGTCGTGCCCGCGCCCGGCGTACCGGTGGCGAGATAATTGACGTATGCGCCAGACCCCGGCTTCAGCGCGGTGGTCAACAGGCCGTCGAACGCGGTCGAGTTGGTCGAGCAATCCGCGCTGACCGCGCTTGCCGCCTGGCCGGTGCCGGCGAGTGGTTTCGAGAACACCACGCTGTTGGTCGAACTGATCGCCTCGAGCTTCTCGTTTCCCGCGGTGCCGACAAACCAGGCATAGCCCGCCGCTCCCTGGATCGCCGGAACGCTGCACGACAGTGCCTGGCCCGACGTCGTCGCCTGGGTAGCAGCCGACGACTTCATCGACGACCCGCCGTTGATCGAGAAGCTCTTGCCGTCGGCGCCGGTCACCGACTTCGACGTCGCAACGCCGTTCGACAGCGTGCTGTTGCGCATGCCTTCCATCGTCAGCGCGACGACGATCACCGAATAGGTGACGGATCCCGGCAAGGTCGATCCGGTGCCGCCCGCGCTCAAGGTCGGTGCGCTTGGCGTGCCCAGCGCCAGCGAGGCATTGCCGAAGATCACCCCGGCTTCTTCCTTCAGCATCGTCTTCTGCAGCAGCCGCTGCGTCATCGACGCCTTGATGTCCTCGAACGTACGCCCGGCGGAGATCGCTTCGAACGTCGCCTGGTCTTCCTCGCCCAGCGTACGGTACGGCGCGGCGCGATCGGCGGTGGTATAGGCCATCTGGCCGGCGCGTTGGCCCTCCGGCACCCAGGGCGTGTTGTCGAAGCCCGATCCGATCATCGCGGTCACCGACTTCCAATTGGTCGCGGTGCCGCCCCCGCCGCCGACGCGCGGCAGCGATTTGATGATCGGCGTGTTGACCGGATAGAGGTTCTTGGCCGGCGCCTGCAGGTCATAGGCGACCAGGCCGGTGCCGGTCGTGATCGCCTTTTCGACCATGTCGGGGCGCCCGCCGGCCATCAGCATGATGGCGCGCGAGATATTCTCGTCGGGGTTCGACAGGCTGGAGACGAGCGACTTCTTGATGTCGTCGGGAGTGAGGTTGGTCATTGCTATCCGTCCTTTGGATAGGCGCAGGAGTGAGGCCCAGGCGCGACGGCGCGGGCGACAGGTTCAGGCGGCTGCGCGGGCCGCGTGGACCAGAGTCGGGTTGGACAAGGCGATCCGCAGCAGGAATTGGCCGCGCTCTTGCTCAGGCAGGGTGTCGATCACTTTCTTCAGCTCATCGGCGCTGATCGCCGACGCGCCGTCGGCGGAATGGGGGGATGAATCCTCGGCCTTGCTCACCGCACGCAGCGGCCCGGCCGCGGTCCTGGGTGCGGCGGGCTCGGCCTCGACCCGTTCCAGACGCTTGGTCAAATCGCCGACCGTCGCGTTCAGCATCGTGATCGTGTCGCCGAAGCGCTTGGTCAGGTCGGCCATCATGGCGTCGCCCAGCCCATCGCCTCGTCGCAGCTTCTTGGTGTCCTCCTCGGAGTTGGAAGCGGCCGGCGCGGCCTGGGCGCGAGGGCGTACGGCAGCATCCGCCGGCGGTTGGTCCGCATCGCCGCAATTCTCCTCGCAGCATTGCGCGCCCAGCGCGACGAGATAGTCGTGCGCCGCCTGAATGCGATTTGCATCGGCTTGGCCGGACCCGGCATCACCGTTGTCGCCGTCATCGGTGTCGTTGCCGGCATCGCCGCCGGCCGCGACACGCTTCACCCGATCCTTGCTATCCGGCGCGGGCTTAGCCTTGGGTTTGGGTGGCGGTATGTCGTCGTCGGCATCGGCCGGTGCATCGCCATCGCGCGGCGCGTCTGAATTGTCCGTGTCGGCATCGGCTTGCGGATCGGCTGACTTCGGCTTGGGCTTTGGTTGCGGCTTGGCGGCAGGCTGCTCACTGGGCTTTGGCCGGGCGGGGGGCTGATCGCCGGCCGCCGGCTTGTCTCCGGGCTTGGTGGGCGGTTGCTTGTCCTGGTCGTCCGGCTTGCCGCCGTCCGGATCTGCCTCGGGGGCATCGTCGTCGTCATCGGCTTGGGCAGTCCGTGCATCCGGGTCGCGATCCTCGTCCTGATCCTCGTCATCGTCGTCGCCCAGGTCGCTCGCCAGCGCCGCGGCGATGAGGCGTTCGCGCGCCTTGAACAGGAAGTCCTTGTACCGTCGCGATCCCGCATCCTCGGCCAGCTCGCGGGCCTTCGCGACCACTTCGTCACCACTCGGAACATAATCCATATCGGCCTTCCACATGTTGATGACGGCGTCGGGGTTGCAGGGGCTATCGACCAGGCTGATCTCGACCAGCTTCAGCGCCGTGATGACGCTACGGTCGGCGGTGTCGCGCTTCAGCACCTTCCCGCCGATCGAGAACCCGGCATAGACGCCCGCGCGCACCTTGGTGATCGCCAGCGGGTCGACGACATGCGCGCAGATTTGGGTAATCCCGTGCTCATCGACATCAGCCTCGACCACGCGCCCGGCGGCGCTCGGCTCGTGCATCTCGCGCAGCGCCGGGAAGCGGCCGTAATCGGGCAAGGCCGCCTTCATCGCCGCGGCGGTGATCGTCTCGCCCTGCTGGTCGCGCGCCTCGGACGAGGCGACGCCCCAGACCTTGATCGTGCCGTCTTCCTGATCCTCGACCTTGATAATCGCGCCGAACTGGCGAAACCGCGTCATGCGATGGCTTTCCTTTCGGGATGTGAGGGGTCACGATACGGCTCTTGTTTGGCTTCCGCGCACAGTCGCGTTAGTCTCCCTTCGGCCGGATCGCGGGGGGCGGTCGGAACGTCGGCACGGGGGGATAAGACATGAAACTCAAGCCGCTTATCTTCCTGGCGGTTGCCACGGGTCTCTATTTCGTCGGCCGCTCGCTGGAGGCGCAGGGCGATGCCGCGCCGTTTGGGGCGAATGGGGTCTCACCTGAACGTGCGAAATATCATATTGCCGCGCTTGTCCTGACGCTTGGTGCGCTAGCGTCGTTCGTCTTCGCCGGCTGGACTATCTTCCGCGGCAGGCGCGGCTAGCGGAATCCGCTGCGCCGCGACTGGCATTCGAGCCCGGTTCAACCTTCCGTCGTCTCAGTCATCGGCACGGCGGCCGCGCTCTCCAGCAACACCGCCCCAGCGCTCGTATACAACATCGGCCGCGCGCCCAGCCCGTCGGGCAAGGGGTCATCCCCCCGCGCATGCCGCACCTCGTCGATCGCCTTCGATCCGTTGCGCAAATCGCGGTCGTCGATCTCCGACTGCACCTGCGGATCGATGCTGGTCGCCTTGACGAAGGCGAATTCCAGGTCGGGATAGCCGAACTCGATCTGGATCAAATCGTCGATCCAGCGCTTCATCCACAATTGCAGCGGCTCGAGCCCTTCCTCGAGCGAGCGCTCCTGATCTTCCATCGCGGTCGAGCGGTTCATCTGGCGCACGAACGGGGTGGGGGGTAGCGAAAAGGCGAAGGCGACGATCCGCGCCAGCCATTCGTCGAACTCGTCCTTGATCGGCGCCGCCTTGAACGCGGTGAATTGCGATCCGTGTGGCCCCCAGATCACCTTGTTCTGCTCGGCCGCATTGCCGGCGATGCGATCATCGAACCATTGCTGCAATTCCTGGATCTTCGCCGCATCCCACCCTTCAGGTGCATTGAGCAACCCCGCCGGCACATTGCCTTCGGTGAAATAGCTCAGCTGCGCCGCCTGCCGGCGCAGGATCGTGTTGATCGTGACGATGATCTGCTCAACCGGCCCGAAGCCATAGAGGTGATGCGGCCGCACGTTGCGCGGCACGTAGAGCAGATCGGCGTTGGTCAGGTTCGCCCAAACCACCCCCTTGATCACCTGCTGGTACGCGATGTCGGCGGGCCCGCGCGGTCGCCGCCCGGTATCGTCGACCATCGGGTGGATCGTATCGCCCGGCACGATCTCCAGCGCGATCAGCTTACCGCCACGATTGCGCCGCTTCTCGAACGCCGGCGCGTCGAGCGTCAGCAAATCCTCCAGGCTCGATCGCATGAAGGTCGCGAACGGCGTGACGCCATCGGGCTTGCGCCAGAACGCGGTCAATTCGGCAATGCGCGGATCGTCGGCGATCTTGGCGGCGCCATCGACCGGCTTGATCTGCCAATCGAGCCGCTCGACCTGATCCTTGCGCGTCTCGATCGCCAGCCGCACCAATTCAACATTGGCGAATGCGCGTAGCGCGGGAAAGCCGGTCTGCTCATAGGCGCGGGGTTGCAAGGTCGCGTTGATATTGGGCTTGAAATCATAGCCGCGCACCGGCTGCTGGACGACGGGCGTGAGCGGAAAGCCGGGCGAAAACGGTCCCCACGCATTCTCGTTGCTGCTGTTGCCCCAACTATAGGTGACATTGGTCTGCACGCCGCCCTTGGGCATCGAATTCTCCTTCGAGAGCGCAACTGCGCTGATCTTGGCAAGTGACGGATGGCGGGCGCTGCTCGGGTCGGTTAGACTGAGCGACGATGGCAGAACGCAATCAATGGATACTGCACATCAAGCGGATCAGGACCGCGCACGGGTGCGATATTGCCCAGGCGGAACGGATCGCGCTCGCCGATCCGGCCTGGCGTCGCTGGGTCGAGCGCCAGATAAATTCCGACATTGACTGCCACCGTATGGCGGAGCGCCACATCTGCCACCGCGGCGATGATGCACTAATCGAGCGCGAAGACGATTATTTCAGGCTGGGTCGGTGAAATCGGAAACCGCAGAATTGTCTAAGGGGCAGAGCTATCCGCTTCGCCCGACATTCCTAAAAGCGGAGCTCGACCGTGCTTTAGTCACGATCGACGTGAGCCTGACCCGATCGCCCGGCAATCTGTTCGACGTCTTTTTCTGGCCGCCAAATCCCAATCTACCACACGAACGGTTCTACATCCGCACAGGGTCGGTCCCCAGCGAGCGAGCTGCAGAGGCGCGTCAGCGAATGGAGACGGTGACCGTCCCTGCGCTGCTCCGTTGGATGGCGGATATCCTCGCCGCCGACGCGAGATCGCCGCTGCGACGCGAGAAGCAATCCATCAATCTTGTGCGGCCCTGACCGCCAAGGCGATTGCAGACCTCATTCCGCTTTCATCGTAACATTTGCCGCGCGCACGAGATCGAGGAATCCCGCCGACGCCACCGTGTCCTCCGCCGGCCAAAACGCCATCACCAGCGCGTCGGCCTTGTTGGGCGACCGCGTGCCCTCTGGTTTCTTGTCGACCACGAGCTTCAGCGCGCCGTTCACCGCGCGGGTTGCCTGGCTCAATTCCTTCCGCAGCGATGCCAGCCCTGGCATCTCGCGCGGCAGGCTGATCAGGTCGGCGGGGTCGTAAACCTCACCCGCCGTTACCGCCTTGTGCGTACGCTCGAATCGCAGCCGCAATTGCCACCACGCCTGCGCCTTCAAATTCGCGTAGAAGTCACCATTGACCGGCGTCTCGCGATCGCCCGGCACGACATGCTCGTGCGGCCGGAGCGGCGAGGCCCCGGCATTCCATGGCCGAAACGTGATCCCGGCCGGCAGCAACGCCCGTCCGTCGGCGTCCACCTCATCACGCAATCGGTTGGCTTCCGCCTTCACCCCCGCGCCGACGCCGATACTGTCGTACTGGAGCGACACCGACCGTGCACGCAGCCGGTCGACCGCCAGCCGCGTCGCCTTGCCGACATCGCCTTCACCCCAGTCGTCGACCGAGTGCACGACCGATCCCTTGGCGACGGCCAGCGCATGCCGGTCGCCGCCCTCGTCGGCCGGGTCTAGGCCCGCTCGCCACGCGCCCGCATCGTCGAACCCCAGCACCATATGCGCGTCGATCGCGCTCGCCACCCAGTCGCCGGGGATAATGATCCCCTCAACCGCGGCCGTGTAGTTACGATCGACTTCCTGCGCGAAGACATGGAGCAACCCGTCCGCCGCCGCCTTGGCGCGCCGCTGCGCGTACCAGGCTGAATCCTTGGCTGGATGATCGCGCCAGTCCATCACGAACACACTGGCCCGATCGGTAGCGAGGGGCGCCCCGGGCGCCCATTCGACTCCGCCCTCGCGCCGGCGATGGAACACGTTGCCCGGCCCGTTGACCGAGCTGATGTCGATCTGGACATTGGTCGTGTCGGCCAGCGCCGCCTCGATCTTCTCGGGTCGCTCGTAATGCGCGCTCTCGTCCTTGAAATAGATCAGCTTGCGCCCGCCGCGTCCGATATTGTCGCCCGATTCCCCGGTGATCGTGGCGCCCGTGGTGCGGTTGACGATCTTCATGCTCGGCATGTCGTCGCGCGGATCGAAGCCCGCCGGCAGCATCAATCGCGGTAGGTGCCGGATGAGGATCCGCATTTTCTCGAAAATGCTGTCGGGATCGCCGATCTTGTCGACCAATTGCTCCTTGCGGCTGCCCCATCCGATCGCGGCTCCGGGCCGGTACAACCACAGCCACACCGAGAAAGCGCAAGCCAGCCATGTCGCCCCCATGTCGCGCGCCTTCTCGATCAATCCGCTCTGCTGCCCGTCGACGCAGGCGTGCAGGAACGCGATCATCTCGACCTGGCGCGGAAAGGGCACGAAAGGCATCACCGTCGGCGCATCGCTCGCCGCCTTGCGCGGGTCATAGGTAACCGCCCAATGCGCGATCCACGCGGCCGGATCGTCGCGATACCGCCCGATCATCCCCACGCGTAACTCCGCGTCCGCCTTCAACCGCCGCAACCGATACTGCCGCGCGATCAGCTCGGCGACATAGTCCGGCGGCCAGGTCGGAGAGGCCGATGCGGATATCTCTGTCACCCCAATTCTTCCCTATAACGCTCCGCCGCCTCACGCGCGGACATATCGGGTGTGATCGCATCGGCGGCGCGCGTGCCGATCCCATGCGGATCGGGCGCCGAACCCTCGCGTCGCCCAGCGCGCGTCTTCTCCCACCACAGCATTGCCGTGGTGTTCCCGCCCATCGCCGTCTCGAACAGGGTCAGTGCGATCCGCGCGTTGGCCACCTCGACACCGGCGTCCAGCTCGGCGCGGCATCGCCGCTTCAACGTCGTGGCGCTCATTCCCATGATCCGTGCGATGATCGCATAGGGCGTCCCGATTTCGGCAAAGCGCCGCACATCGACGCGCATCGCGTCGGTGATCTCGATCGCCAGCCGCCCACCCTTGCTGCCCTTGGGCGGCCTGATCGTCGCCGACTTGCCGGCCGGGGCGGCAAAGGCCGAAGTGACGGCAGCTGGAGTTCCTGCGGCCGGCATTTCCGACCCCGCACGCCTCCATCCCGCCATCCGAACTCCATCCTGATCGCCACCCGGCGCAACATGCCCCTCCGACCTGCTCCGGCAACGCACGGACGTTGTCGGCGGAGCGAACTCAGGATCGGCGGACTCTGCGAGAAAACCTGCTCAATGCCGTTTCAGGCGAGCGCAAATTTGGATGATTGCGATATACACGAATCTTCGTGGCAGTCAAGAAGATTTTCTCGTTTTGTTCTCTTTTCGAGGCTGCCCGATAGAGGCCGAGGCGTCTCGTTAGCTTGCCCGCCATGCAGGTCCCGGCTTGCGGGCGATGGCGCCGCTGGAGCGGCTTTATTTGCCCGTGGCGCTGTGATGCTCCGCAATGAACTTCGCGAGCGAGCTGTCCATGGTCTGGTACCAATCCACGATATCGGCGAAATTCGCATAAGTGGTTTTGCCGGTCGCGGTGAAATCCATATATTCGTCGAGATTGCCTTCCTTATCGACAGCGATCTTCAAGAAGCGCTTGCTGAGGTTCCATTCATTGGCGAACGCGACGGTGAAAACCGGCTCGGCCTTGTACCAGCTTGCAAATTGGTAGGATGTGCAATCGACCAATCCGGTGCAATTGTAGAATTCGATGGTGAAGCTCGATCCGTTGGCGCCGCTCTGGATATAGGGTTCGCCCTTGGAGTTGGTTTTCAACTCGGCCTTGTAGCCCGCCTGGCGCAGCGCATCGGCGACGATTGTCGGCTGGCGCAAATCGAGCAATTTGTCCTGTGCGGCGGCATCCGCCGCGCAGGTCATGCCCAAAAGCAAGGCGAGTGTGGCGATCAGTCGACGCATGGCCATTCCCCCGCTAGGCCGTTCCGCAGAACGGTTCGGCAGCGTAACAGATCGCCTTTTTG